AAAGCATCGATGGCATCAGTGTAGTTGAATGGTTGGGCTCCTAGGGTCTTGTATAAGGTGGTTCCAGATTCAAGGGATGAGCAGTAGTCAACGTTGGAGTCAGGTTGAACAACCCAGATTAATTCCTTGCAAGGATGGTTGAAGTTCAACTTGATTTTGTTTGAGGATGAACCAACAGATTCATCACCAGTGAATTGAAGTTGTTCAATTAAGTATTCGTGTGGGTTTTGTGCCATCTTTCTGCGTTCATCAGTATCTAAGAAGATATAGTCAACGTATAAGGATGCAGCAACAAGGGATTGTTGGTAAGCACTGGTAACTGATTGGGTTGATCCATCAGTTGAGGTCATGGATTTGACTGCCCATAAGCATTCTCCAATTGGACGGAAATCAATGTTGATTTTGACTTCGTGGTATTGAAGAGCGATTAAAGGAAGAGCAAGTCCTGGGTTTCTGCAGAACCAGAATAATAGAGGAATGTAAAGGGTGGTTTCTGGTAAAGCGTTTCTTGGAGCACAAACTTGGTTTGGTCCTCCGGATGATGAACAAGCTCCAGCAACATCAGCGAATTGAGGGTCAGTGATGTATACTAATTGGGTAGTATGTCCAATCATCTTGAAGTATCCACGTTGTTGTTCAGATGAAAGAGTAACTTGGTTCCAGATGTGCATCCAGTCACCATATTGACGGTCAATGCGTTGACCTCCAATTTCAACTTCAACTTGGGAGATTAATTGTTCACCAATGAAATCTAACCAACGAGCATAGACACCATCAGTTCCGGAGGTGGCTTGGGATTGGTTGATTTCAGGTAAAGTGACTTGTAAGTAGGTTCTGTAAGCCAAATCACCATTTCTTGAGATGGTGCAAGTTACTCTGCGTCCAAAATCGGCTTGTCCAGAGAAAGTTTGTTCAATACTTTCCATGGCAAAGTTAGTGTGTCTGCGGTATGATACCTTCCAGAAGGTAATTTCAGGGGTTCCAGTAAGGAAAACGTCTTGTGCGCCGTAGGCGACTAGTTGCATTAGTGCTCCACCCATTTTTATAGGTTATATACTAATCCAAGAAAAAAATTTGGAGAAATTGCTAAATTAAATGAAATTGTAAATTAATACCTATCTTTTGTATAATACACCGATATCATACCAAACCACCAATTTCAATACGACGAATGCAGACACTTTCTTCAACTAGTTATTCAAATTCGATATTATAAAGTTTTCCAAATAATTTTCTTGGAAAATCTCGCGTTTATTTTCATGTTTTTTCGTAAAAATGTAGTTTTCGGCAGATTTTTTAACTGTCCACCCATCATTTAGAGCATTATTTAGAAACATCATTTTTTGGAAATGTTTACGGTCCATTTTAATATTATCCGGTATGTCTAAATGTTTTTGATTATCCATAAAAATACTATATTATTTAGGAATATTGACAAATACCATATTTTGACGAAAATATGAGTTAATCGGCTATAGATAATATAATACAACAACACCTGACCCACCAGTTCCACCAGTTCCGCCCACGCCGGCTGCTGCATCACTATTACTTCTTGCTCCACCGCCACCACCGCCGCCACCGCCACCAGTATTCGTAGTTCCACTACCACCTGCACCTCCGGCTGCCGATGTATTTAGTGCACCACCAGAACCTCCATTACCTCCCCCGCCCGTACCACCCGTTCCAGTATTGCCTTGTCCACTTTGACTACCGCCTGCACCACCGCCTCCCAATACAGTATATGTAACATCATTTATTGTAACTGTTATCGTAGTTGGTAATGTTGTTCCAGCGGTTCCGTTACCTCCGGTATTACCACCTGAACCAGCTGCTGCACCACCAGCCGCAGTAGAAGTAATCGAATTAAAAGTACTATCTCCATTTGTGCTACCTACAGTAACAGTATACGTGGTATTTGCCGATAAAGTAGTGCTACCTGTTTTTACTTGTCCGCCTTTACCACCGTTTCCACCAGGTTGTGCGGTAGAAGATGAACCTTTTTTACCATCACTTCCATTGCTACCGCTCGCTCCACCACCAACAATAATATAATATACCGTTTTTGAAGTAGACCCCATTGTGATAGAGCCAGTGCTACCAGTTGTTGCAAATACCGCTACATTATAACCATTACTTGTATAAGTTGTTGCATTACTAACACTTACTGATGTAGTTACATTTTGCTTCGCAAAATGTGCAAATGAACCAACTGTATTGAATGCCGAAAGCATTTATTTATATATATCCCAACTATTTATTTCTATCTATTTTTGCGCATTTAATTTACAGAACTATAATAATATTATTATGTAAATAAAAACATAAAAACGCCACCCTATTAAATCTATGAATCAAAACAAAAAAATAATAGTAAAAAATACACATACTGCAAATACTATCGATGAAAAACATACCGAAATGTTGAATTATTTCCATGATTTAGAAATCAATGTTATTCCCCAATTAATAAAAGAAAAGAATCATTTGAAACATAAATTGAAAGAATTGGATAACAGTAAAATAGATATATGTATGGATATTCGTGATAAAATCTGTAAAATCAAATTAGAAATTCAACAACTGAAATCAAAAAAGAAGGAATATTTGTTAGAGAATTCAAAACACATTTTTGAATATTTTGAAGAGAAAAAAAAAGTATCGAGCGGGGATAACAATCAAAATGTCAATATACTCAATTCTTTTTTTAAAATAAGAGCAAAAACCCAAGAATCTTCGAACCCGAATAGTGAAAAATATAGTCAATCGAAGAATTCATACAATAATTATTGGAAAAATGTAAATAACGAGATATTGAATATACATGATTTTGTGGTTCCGTCTGACGTATGTGAAGTATGTCATTTAGGAGAGCTTATTCCACAAGACGAAGAAGGCATTTTAATATGCAATAATACGAATTGCGGTAAATTCATTACCTATATTGTAGACAGTTCTAAACCCACCAATAAAGAGCCCCCCAATGAAGTATCCTATACGGCATATATTCGTCTCAACCATTTTAAAGAGATTTTATCCCAATTTCAGGCCAAAGAGACCACTCAAATACCGGATGAAGTCATTTCGGCCATTCGAAATCGTATTAAGAAAGAACGTATTACGGATATGTCTCTCATTAATTACGATAAAATGCGCGATATTTTACGTAAACTAGGACTAAATAAATATTTCGAACACATTCAATACATAAATTCAATGTTTGGTATTAAACCGCCCATCATGAATGAAGAATTGCACGAAACATTGTGTGTTTTATTTATCGAAATACAAAAACCGTGGGCCGTGCATTGTCCGGCCAATCGCACAAATTTTTTCAACTATACCTATACATTGTATCAATTATGTGTTTTATTAGACCAAACACAATACTTACCATATATACCCATGATGAAGGACCGAGAGAAACAATTAGAGCAGGATATGATATGGAAGAAGGTATGCAATGACCTAGATTGGGAATTTTTCCCTACCGTCTAATCTAATAATATTGTTAGCAATATTGCAAACAATATTATTTATATCGTGGAATTTATACAGCGGCTAATTTAAGTCCTCCGACCAAACTAGTTCCTAAACCAAATCCAGCGCCTCCTCTCATGGAACTTCCAATGGATGGGGCAAATGAATCTAAAATGGCGAATGCGGCAGCGGCGGTTAATGCAATGACTAAAATTTCTTCAACGTTTAATGGTTTTCTTGGAGCAATTAATGCAACTAGACCAACGGCTAAACCTTCAATCAAGTATTTGATGATGCGTTTAATGAATTCGGTTAAATCGGCGTTCATACCTATTATATAATATTGCTAATATAATATTTTTGTAGAAATTAGAAAATTAAAATAGAAATTCGATTTTTGTGAATAAAATTATATATTTATTTTAAAAACACTTAAACATATTTTTTGCTAAAGATTATTCTAGGATGTCTTCATTCGAACGAAAAAATTTGGAAAATGGAAAACCTAATCCTAAATATATTGATTTATGTGATGAAGATACACCAATTGCCGGACAAAAATTCGCATGTATGTCGTTTGTTTCTCCTGAAAAGATTTTGAAGAAGCGCGAATTATTTATGTTTGACCAATTTTTAAAACAGTATGATTTTACTAAATCTATGAATAAATTTTTGGATTTTGTCCATTTTTTATCCTATAAATATAATCTAAATGTCGAGGAAGTGATGAACGATTTGAATGAATTTTCGAAAGAAGAAGAAGCTAAATTAAAAGAAACTCCAGTGGACGATGATTTCAATACCTTTATGGATAAAAATGAAGATAGATTAGCCGTCCAATTCCAACGCGAAAACGCTTTCCAAACATCAGTAAGAGGTTTAAAAGTTCGTGGTGTATTTTCAACACAGGAAGAGGCCGAAATACAATGCAAGAAATTACGCGAATATGACCCAAACCATGATATCTTTGTAGGTCCAGTGGGTATGTGGATTCCATGGGACCCAGATGCTTATAAAACCGGACGTGTCGAATTTATGGAGGAAGAGTTGAATAAACTTCATCAAGAAAAGTTGAAGAACGAAACCAAGGCCAAACAAGAGTTCGAACAACGTATTAAAGATACGAAGAAGAAGGCGATTGAAGAAAATATTAAATTGGCCGAAAAATCGGGTAATGTATTGACCCAAACCATGGACGAACAGGGTAATTTGATTGGTGTTCGCGAAACAGTTGACTTCGACGAACGCGAGGCGGCCGATGTAGAAACCACCAATATCCGTAATGAAATGTTACGCGAAACAATTTTAAAACAAGATGACGTCAATGCATCAGAAATAAATGAACAACGTGCGGATAGTATTCAAGTTGAAATGGACACTGACGTATAATATATTTACTTACGTGAATAAATATATTATTCTGCAAATTCACTGGAAAAATATTACAAAAAATTGAACTACTTTTTCGAAAAACCTAAATAAAAGAACCCACCAAAAACCAATCTAAAAATACTTAAATGTCCGCAATAACCCAACGTGAAATTATTGACATTAGTTCAATAGAAGAGAATCCGAATGTCTTTGTTGTTCCTACTTCTAGAGTGAATACTGTTCGCCGCTGTTCCTTTTGCCAATCTACCGGGCACAATATTCGAAAATGTAATCATGCCGATATTGACAAATTACATACATGTGCTCAGTATATGTATTTAACTACCTGCCGTTATTTACGAAGTCATCCAAATGGAGAAAAAACTCATAAAAAATGGATAAATAAATTATCCATGAGTGATTGTAAAATCTTAGCAAAATTACATCAATTGGATTCAAATCCGCGAACAACTTTAAACGAGTATAACAAAAAGTTGCATGCGTATTACATTGAGTATGCTGAAAATGAATTGCGTAACGACCATTCGCCCAATCCAAGACAAATTATTGATATATATTTTCAAGAAAATTATGACCTATTCAGCCGACTTGTCGCGAATCTAGAGAATTGGTCAAACTTAAACGCAATGAGTTTTGCTATAGATAAATTAAAAATTATTATACAAAACAGTGGACGAGACCTCTTAGATATGGGTCGTATTCGATATTGGTTAAATAATCATATGGAATTATATTACCGTGTTCATCAATTACCAGGTGTTAGTGCAAAAATGCCAATAAAGACAAATCATAATTCGTCGTTGATGAAGGAAACTCACGACGAATGTTCAATCTGTTATACCGATATGACGAATGACACGATGGTTCAACTTGGTTGCAACCATTCATTTTGTGGCGACTGTATCATTGGTCAAATCAAATCAACGAACAAAGTAACGGTCGATTGCGCGATGTGTCGCTCTACCATTAAAGAATGCAGTAGTGCATCAAACCAATTATTACAAAAAATAACATCAACTCTTGCTTAAATAAAAATAAAAAATAAAAAGTGGGTCTTTTGACTCATTTTTTATGTGATTTTCCATCCTTTACCATTTACTTTTTTTAACATTAATGGCCGGTGCCGCATTCTTCTTTTTGGCTTTGCTAGGGTCAAACGCTTCGTCTTCATCGTCAGAACCCATCATTTTAGATGCTTCCCAAAATTCTTTCGAACCCAGTTTAAAATCCGGTCTACTTTCCGCTTTATACCAAAAAATCTGGTCCTGTAATTTGTTCGATTTCGAATTATTATTGATGACTAAACATTCATAATTTTCGGTGGTTTGGTCCATTACCGAATTAAATGATTCAAAGGTGGGAAACATAGATGCATAATTCTCCCATATTCTTTTTCGATTTGTCATCGTGGGCTCTCTCAATATAAAAACATAATCTATATTTGTGCGCAGGTTGGGTGGAATACCTAAAGGATATTGCATTGTAATGACCAACATCACTTTCCAATGTCTCCCATTCATAAAAAGAGCACGCATCAATTTATCTTTGGTCCACGTTTGGTCATATAAACAATCATCTAAAATGACGAATGCCCTAGGGTCAGTCGTTCTTCTACGATACATTTCAACCTCTTTATGAACCGTTTTCAATACAGTTTTTTGTCGTCGTAAGACATTTTCGATAAGAGCACTATTATATTCCTCGTGAATGAATATTTTAGGCACATGGCTCGCATAAAACCCGTTACCGGCTTCTGTTCCCGAAATCACGGTTCCCACTGGAATATCTTGATGGTGATATAATAGGTCTCGCACCAAATATGATTTACCCGTATCACGACGACCAACTAATACGATGACGGGTCCTTTATTTTCATCCGGATTAAATGTAATTGTTCGCATATCAAATTTTTTCAATTCTAATGTCATTTTCCTAAAATACTATTTATATACACACATATAATATTAAAAGAAGGATATTCTAACGTATTCAATATGAAATGTATTACACTCGTAAATCAATAAATAAAATTAGTTTAAATAGATTTCTTTTAATATTATTCACTAAATATACAGATTAAAGTATAATGACCGATTTAGGAAATCAAAATAATGGAAGAAATGAAAAAAATAATGAAAATAAAAAGATAAAAATAAATCATTGCCCCGCCAGAGAATTAGATTTAGAATATTTACAAATGGAATATTTAGATATTCAAGAAGACAAAGAACATGGATATCAACCATTCGCCATTAAAGATTTGCAAAACTATATTCCTATTTACAATCGATTCTTTGAATTAAACGAAACAAATTTCAATTCAATTAACTTAAACCATCCATATTATTTCGTAAATATGGATACGATTGAATCTTTAGACGGAATCGAACGTATAAAACAAAATGTCTTCATCAAATATTCACCACTCATAGACCCAGTAAGATATATGATTGGAAAATATAAAAACAATAGTGAAAAGGTAGTATTGTTGCCATCATTCAAAAATGGTGCCGAATCTTTGTCTAAAATGACGGACCATAACAATTCTTCTTACGTTGACGCTTTTTTCAGTTATTTAAGTAGTCAATTATTACACAAACACGGTTTTGTTCACGGTATTGATTTTTATGGTTCCTATTTAGGAATTCAAGAAACATTTAAAGCCAATATTACCGATGATTTAGAGTATTTACATAATTCGACTTATTTCAATAAAAATGTGGGGAGTTTATACACCATTACAAAACCTCAGGCCAGCGAGTTTTTGCAATTTGGCTCTCGTAACAATAAACAAAAATTGCAAATATCTTCATTGTCAAATACGCATAATTTATCTATCATTTCAATTGTAGATGAAGACCCCGAGAACATACCAACTATGAATGTAACCAATGATAATGATAATGATAATAGCGAATTGGTATATAACAAATCGAGTAAGAATAATTCTGTATCTACTTCAAGTTCGAGTTCTAGTTCGAGTAAAAGCGATTTAAATTATACGAGTGATGAGGAAGAGGAAGAGGAAGAGGAAGAGGATGAGGAAGAAGAAGAGGAAGAAGAAGAGGATGAGGATGAGGATAGTGCAGATACAGAAAGCACAGAAGAAGAAGAAGAAGAAGAGATTTTTTCGTATATTAAAAATTTCCCCATGCAAATGATATGTCTCGAAAAATGCCACGGAACAATTGACGAATTATTTGAAACCGGAATCATTAGTGAAGTCGAATGCGGTTCTGCCATGTTCCAAATTGTGATGACCTTAATCACCTATCAAAAAGCATTTCAATTTACTCATAATGACCTACATACCAATAATATAATGTATATAAATACCGACATTGACTATTTATACTATTGTTTCCAGGGGAAATACTACAAGGTGCCAACCTACGGTAGAATATATAAAATCATCGATTTCGGTCGCAGTATATACAAATTTGACGGCCAATTGTTTTGCAGTGATAGTTTCGCGCCGGGAGGCGACGCTGTCACTCAATATAATTTTGAACCCTATATGGATGAAAACAAACCACGCCTAGAACCCAACATGAGTTTCGACCTATGCCGACTAGGTTGTTCTATCTTTGATTTTATTATGGAGGTGGATGATGACCCACAAGAGTTTGACGATTTTCAAAACACAGTATATCGTTGGTGCATGGATGATAATGAAAAAAATGTATTGTATAAGAAAAACGGCGAAGAGAGATATCCTAGTTTCAAATTATATAAAATGATTGCCCGAACCGTTCATAAACATTCACCGGAAGAACAATTGAAACTTCCATTATTTACGCAATTCGAAATGACCTCCAAACAACAGAAAAAAGATTTCAAAAAAACAAATATGACGTTTATGAATATTGATGAAATTCCTGCATATATTATCTAGAATAAATATATATGTATCTGTATAAGAAAAACAAGAAACAAAATCGAACCAAACGAAAAAAACAAAAACACGTTCATTTTGCAAAAAAATTGGCACATTATCACACCTTCAGGAGAAGAACCGCCATCCAAATACCAAAGACATCGAAATGCGCCGAACCGCCCAAAGAAATCAAAAAAGCATTGGTAACAAATGTTCTATAAAAAATATATAAACGACACTGTTTATATATTCTATTATTATGCCTTATTTCAAGCCAATCAATACCCTCTATATTCATGTTCCCAAAACGGGAGGTATGTCAATCGAAGAATATTTTTACAACAAAACCGGTATCGAAAAAAACGAAAACAGTATATATGGTTGGTATTTTGATAAAATGAATCGGGTTCGGGTCCCCCTAGAACGGTCATTACAGCATTTCACTTATCAAGAAATACTCAAGGATAAAAAATGGTTCGATTTCCAAGAAAATTCCCAAATGACCATCATTTCATCGGTTAGAAATCCATATGACCGAATTGTATCGGATTTATTTTGGGCAAAACGGATTACCCCGTCTTCTACCAAAGAAGAGGTGGCGGAGGCAATTGCCTTTTATTTACATAAAGATTTAGCGCATCCATATGATAATCATAAATTACCCCAATTCAAATTTTTCACAGACGAATTTGGTAATGTCTTACCAAATGTCAAAATTGTCCGCACGGAACATTTGCAAGAAGACATGCACAAATTGGGATATACGGATTTTGATGTTCATACCAATAAAAACAGAACCGGTATAGAAATGGATTATCGCTCCCTATTGAACGAGGAAGCGGTAAATACAATTCGCAATTATTATGCCCAAGATTTCGTTATATTTAATTATTCTACCGAATTATATCCCCAACTTGTTCCTTCTATATCGACCCCCCCTTCATCATACAATGCCACCATCGTGAGCGCGTTTATGAGTAATATCAATGTAAATAAGGTTCGTTCTCTCGATACCTATATTGAATATGGTAAAAAATTGCTCTCTATACCGAACCCCAAAATTATATTTATGGATAGTTATTCGTATAATAATTATTTCAAAAAGGCCGATGAGGAGGAAATTTACCCCTTGACCAAATTCATTGTATATGAAAAGGAACAAATCTATTTATATAATTATAAAGACCAATTGACGAAATTTAATATTAATACGGGTAATCCGGAGAAAGATACCTTGGATTATATTTTCGTCCAATGTAATAAAACCGAATGGGTCGAGAGAGCCATCGATTTGAATTGGTGGAAAACCAACCAATATATATGGATAGATTTTGGTATATATCATATGATTCGGGATGATGAAAAAATGGCGCAAGGAATTCACCAAATGGTCAACAAATCATATAATACTCTGCGTATTGCATCGTGTAAATGGAAGGATTATTCCATATCATATAATGTATACGAAACGATTACGTGGACATTCGCCGGTTCCGTATTTGGCGGAGATGTCGATTCGCTATTAAAATTCGCGTATTTAGCAAAAGCCGAAATATTACGAACCATACGTGAAAGGAATCATATCATGTGGGAAATCAATATGTGGTATATCGTAAATAAAAAACATCCCGAATTGATGGAGTTTTACAATTGTGCACACGATATACGAATATTGTATAATTATTAGAAACTATTTATTGTAAACTTACTACCTCCAATTATTTTGGCAATACAAAACGATAAGCGTCCTTGCACATATCTACAATATCATATTTCGCCTTCCACTGTAACACATTTTCCAATTTGGTAGTATCGCAATATACGGAACCAATATCGCCACTGCGTTTATCCAATATTTTGTAAGGCACTACGACCCGGTTAGTTACGCTAAAGGTGCGAACTAGTTCTAATACGCTGGTCGATTTGCCCGTTCCCACGTTAAATATATCAAACCCTCTATTTTGGCCGGATTTGATATATTCCAAGGATTTACTATGGGCTTCGGCCAAATCGAGGACATGGATGAAATCACGTTCACCCGTCCCGTCTCTCGTTTCATAGGTATTACCAAAGACATTTAAATAAGAATACACTTCATCCATGGTCGGGTCGAGATTGTTTTTCATGGCCACTTTCAAAATATACGGCATTAGATTATTTGGAATTCCGTTAGGATTTTCGCCAATGAGTCCGGATGGATGTGCACCGACAGGATTGAAATAGCGTAAAATCACGATTTTGGTAGATGAATTGGCCCGATGGAAATCCGCCAATATTTCTTCGATAAAATATTTCGTTTTACCGTAGGGCGACGTCAATTGTAGGCCCACCGGCGCCGTTTCCGGTAACGGCGATTCGCCATTTCCATATACCGTAGCCGATGAAGAAAAGATGAAATGCCCGACCTTATACGTTTCACATAAAAACAGCAAGTTGAGGGTGCTTACTATATTATTCTGGTAATACATGAGTGGTTTTTGTATAGATTCGCCGACTGCTTTGTGCGCGGCAAAATGGATGATGCTTTCGATGCAATGGGACCGAAACACATCTTCCAGAGCTACCCTATTTGTGATATCGATATTGTAAAAGAGCGGTGTTTTACCCGTTATTTGGACGATTTTATCCAATACGTCGACCAGTGAGTTGCTTAGATTATCGACAATAATAACGTCATAGTTTTTTTCCAACAAATCCACTACAGTGTGCGAACCAATAAATCCTAGACCACCACTCACCAATACGTAACTCATACTATAACAAAGTATATAAGTGTATATTTAAACGGTTGAACTATATAAATATATATACTTTATCTATATATAAATGAAAAGTATATTTACCCACCGGGACAGTATAGATGGAAATGTAGGTATTGGAAAATTACCGAATCATTTACATAACGTATTAGGCAATATCGGTAAAGAATATATCAATTTAGTTACCGACAAAACGACTACTACCCATCATACCTATTATAATGATTTGGCCGGTGGACTCAAATATAATTTTGACCGAATTCAATATGATAAATTATGGAATAGTATATGCGATAATCGGTCAAATTGTATATTGAAACATGTGGTCGAAATGAATGAGATATATTATTCAAATCCTAAACCGAATTTCAACAAGATGAATTTGTATGGCGCGGCGGCAAATTTGATACCACACCGGGACTGCATTTTATATAATTTTGACGGCATCGATTTTTATCGAATTATTATCGGGGCAACGAACAATAACAATGATACGATTACCGAGTTTATCAATTTTAATTTGGAACACAAAATCAATATGGGTGATTATATGATTTTCGATTTTGACAAAACATTGCACCAGGTTAAAAAAACGGGGCAATTTGAAACCCCGCGAATTCTATTGAAGATGCATTTTATAGTATGTCAAAATTGTAATCATGTGGCCTATGTCGATTTTGTCGCCTTCTTTTACAAATTTTATTATTATTTGGCTCGTTATACGGAACAAATTGGAACGGACCCCGGTACATTTATGGGCTTCTTTTTTGGATTACTATGGGAATATCCTTTTAATTCGGCGTTCAAATATATTGTCCTCTTATTGTTTGTAAATAATATTATTGTATTGAATAAATTATGTGATATAGAATTAAATTATAAAAATACGGTGAAACTAATTACCTATTCCTTCATGAATGTGATTTATATATATCTATTCATAGTATCATTTTACTATAGTAGATATCTTTTACTTGGTATCAAATAAGACGGCTGGACCTATGAGTTAGGACCTGAATATATATTTGCAAATACTGGTTTTGAAACCATTGAAACTTGAACTGGCTGCGACGGTATACGCACCGAAATTTTCGACATATACCCATTCGCCAATCGCCAATTCGGGCAACATGACATTTTCGCTGATTAAATCTACACTATCACACGTGGGGCCGAAAAGACGACTTTTATGTAGTTTTCCGTCTCTCTCATTAAAGGGTAAAACGGTGGGATTACTATGGTCAAAATAGATGCAATTAAATGAACCATATATACCATCATTCAAATAATATACTATCACGGGTTCGTCATCGACCGTAATTTTTTTCTTACCGATAACATTTAGCACGAGTGTATGGGTTTTTTCCGCAAAATATCGGCCCGGTTCGGCAATAAATTGAACGCTTTCATTTTCTAAATCTTCGCCAAAAAAATCGTGAATACCCGTGTTAATACTATTGGCTATGTCTTCGAATTTAATGTTTCGGTCTACTCCAGGAAATCCACCGCCAATATCAATCATTGAAATAGTGATGTCCATTTCATTCGCGATATCGGTCGCTTCTCGACAGGTTTTAATTGCATCGTAGAAATTATCGGCGGATGTGCATCCACTACCAACATGGAAACTGAACCCGACGACTTCTATTTTCAAGGTTTTGGCAATTTTTAATAATTCTTCGACTTGTTCCAATTTACAGCCGAATTTTTTATTGAATTGGCATTTGCTTTTACTATCGTCGACGGCTAAGCGTAAGATGAGTTTGGCGTATGGATGATATAATTTGATTTTATACAATTCTTCTTCACAGTCAAATGTCATGAGGTCGACGTCATTCGCTCTCGCGTATCTAATTTGCGACGACATTTTGCACGGATTGGCGAAGATGATTCGGGAAGGGTCTTTGGTAATTTCGATGATGGTTTTCATTTCATTTTCACTGGCACAATCGAAATTCGCGCCCAAAGATGCCAAGACATCGAGCAGAACCGGATTAGGATTGCATTTCACTGCATAATATGGTTTTACGTCGGGCAACAATTTGGTCCATGTACTATAGGAACTGGTAATCTCGCCTAAATCGATAATATAGAAGGCGCGTTCGCTCGGGTTATCTTCTAAAAAATCATTGATGATGTTGTATGTATCGCGGTCAGAGCCGTATAATTTGACTTCGTATTTTTGCAAAAGAGCATTGTCGATGGTTCCTACAAATTCGGTCATAATAAATAAAATATAGGGTTGTATTTATTATGTTTTAGTTAGAGTATTTATGTAATAAGTAAAATAATGAGTTAAAAACATAAAAATAGATTACATAAAATAAAAAGAAAAATCATGCAAAAAACACTTATGATTTTTATTTATTTATTACATTATTACCATAATGACGCCTTTTATAAACCATTTACCCGTTCCTTTATTTATAATAAAAAGAATCATTTACAGTTGAACAAT